ATTCTTACCCAACTGAAGGACTCCGGTCACGAGCCTGTGATCTTTGGCCTTACGTCATCGGGTTATGAAAGGCTTTCGCTTAACTTTGCTGAGATACGTAAACATATAAATACTCAGCGTCGCATCTTATTGCAGTATAAGCAATATTACGAAGACTCACCTCCTCCCGAGTCGTCAGAACAATAAACTTTGATTTACAGCCGCGTCGGTTTGTAATATAATAGTCAATTGACTTTGCGGTACAGTCAATCTTTTAGACTCTCAATATAGGAAAGGAAAAGAATGTTATTCGAGGAACAGCTATCACGTAAGCCCGACCAGTACCCATGGACCAAGGAATTCATCGACACGATCTGGAGTGGATTTTGGACTCCGGATGAGTTTAATTTTCGATCGGATTACTCACAGTTCAAGACCGATCTGACCGAGCAAGAGCAAGAGGTAATTGTCCGCACACTGTCAGCCATCGGACAGATTGAGGTTGCCGTCAAGACATTTTGGGCTGATGTCGGTAAACATCTACCACACCCGTCAATCAAGGACCTTGGATTCGCGATGGCAAATTCAGAGGTTATTCATAACCTTGCGTACGAGAAGTTGCTCGACGTACTTCACATGACCCATGTGTTCGAGGAGAATTTGAACGAAGAGGTCATCCGTGGTCGTGTGAATTATCTGAAAAAGTACAACGAAAAGATTTATGACGACGACCGCAAACAGTACATTTATGCGATCACGCTGTTTACACTGTTTGTCGAGAACGTGAGTTTGTTCTCACAGTTCTATATCATCATGCACTTTAACCGTAACCGTGCGGTCCTTAAGGACGTAGCGCAGCAGGTTCAGTATACACGCAACGAGGAGATGCTCCATTCACAGGTCGGCATTAAGCTGATTCAGACGCTGAAGGAGGAATATCCCGAGCTGTTTGATCAGGAACTTGTTGAGCGTATTCAGCATGAGTGCCTTGAATCGATTAAGGCAGAAAGCAAGGTTATCGACTGGATCATGGGTGATTATGCCGTCGAAGGTCTTAGTGCTGATATTCTAAAGGCCTTTGTGACGAAGCGGATGAAGGACTCGCTTGATCAAATCGGGTTTGACTCAAGTGATGTTAAATACGATAAGAAGTTGGCTGACGAAACCTTTTGGTTCGACGAGTCAACTCTTGGTTACACTATGACGGACTTCTTTCAGAAGACACCGGTTGAGTATTCGAAAGGGCAGGGCATCTCAGCGGATGAACTATTTTAATCAAGACACAACGGAGATATCAATGAGCTTTGATTGGCTAAACAAGGACGCGCGGACCTTCCTTTCGCGCGGCTATCTGCCGAAGGGACAATCGGCAGAGGATCGGATTCGCGAAATTGGCAATAAGGCAGAAGAGCTGCTGGACGTCGAGGGGTTTTCGGATAAGTTTTATGACTACATGGGTCGAGGGTTTTATTCGCTCTCGTCACCAGTGTGGTCAAATTTTGGTAATAATCGCGGGCTTCCGATTTCTTGTAATGGCGTCTATGTTGGCGATGAGATCTCTCAGATTCTTGGTAAATCAGCCGAGGTCGGGATGCAGACAAAACATGGTGCAGGTACGTCGGGTTATTTCGGTGATATCCGACCGCGTGGTTCAAAAATTAAAACCGGCGGCACCGCTGACGGCCCTGTCCACTTTATGAATATCTTTGAAACCAATACGGATATTATCTCGCAGGGTAACGTGCGGAGAGGATCGTTCGCTGCATACCTTGATATCGAGCACGACGACATTGAGGAATTCCTTGAGATTCGTGAGGTCGGGCATTCGATCCACAATATGTCAATCGGCCTTTGTATTGGTGACGAGTGGATGGAGGAAATGATCGCTGAAGGTGAAGCGGTCAAGGCAAAGGAACTTGCACCGAATGACGCGAAAAAGCTCCAGCTGTGGGCACGCGTGATGCGTAAACGTAAGGAATCGGGTTATCCGTATCTGTTCTTTAAGGACAACGTCAATAATAACAAGCCCAAGGTCCTGAAGGATAAAAATCTGCCAATCTATGCGTCGAACCTTTGTTCGGAGATTGCGCTCCCGTCATCGAATGATGAATCGTTTGTCTGTAACCTCGCGTCAATGAATCTGCACACATACGACGAGTGGAAAAATACGGATGCGGTGAAGGTTCTCACGTATTTCCTTGATGCAGTGATGACCGATTACCTCAACAAGACGGCAGAAATTCCATATATGGATGCGTCACATCGGTTTGCACGGAGATGGCGCGCACTTGGTATTGGTCAGCTTGGGTGGCATACATATCTCCAGTACAAAATGATTCCATTCGAGTCATTTAACGCGATCAACCTTGCGGCAGAAATCTCGAAACACATTGACGATGAATCACTCAAGGCATCAAAGGAAATGGCTGATCGATATGGTGAGCCAGATGGAATGATCGGTTATGGTCTCCGAAACCTCACGCGATGCGCGATTGCTCCAACCACGTCATCGTCTTTCATCCTTGGTCAGGTATCACCGTCGATCGAACCGCTTCGGTCAAATTACTTTACAAAGGATCTCGCGAAAGGTCAGTTTACGTTCAAGAATCCATACCTTGCTCGTGTGCTTGAATCGTATGGTCGGAATGACGAAGAGACCTGGGTTGACATCCTTAAGAATGGTGGATCGGTTCAGCACCTTGACTTTCTTGGTGATACAGAGAAGGAGGTGTTTAAGACGTTCGATGAGATCACACCGATCGTTATCGTTCAGCAGGCGGCCGCACGTCAGCAATATATTGACCAGTCACAGTCACTGAACCTGTTGATCCCACCGTCTGCGCCGACCAAGGATGTGAATGCGTTGATCATCGAAGGGTGGCGAATGGGTGTCAAGACGTTCTATTACCAGCGTTCGTCGAACCCTGCCCAGGAGCTCGTGATGGACATTAACAACTGTGCATCTTGTGAGGCATAATGAGTAACGTAATCGTATGGTCAAAGGACAAATGTTTTTACTGTCAGATGGCAAAGAATGTACTCGAGCTTCAGGGCATTGAGTTTGAGGAACGCAACATCAGTCTGAATAAATGGTCTCGGGCAGATATGCTCGAGGCCGTCCCTGGTGCAAAAACCGTTCCACAAATTTTCTTTGGTGAAGAATACATTGGTGGATTTACTGAACTACAGCAGTATCTAAAGGAATCGTAAATTAATATGAATGAACACATCAGACAGATGTTGGTCGACGAATGGGATCGCCAAGACAATACATTTGAATTGATTGCATCGGAAAACTTTGCATCGCATTATGTCCGTGAGTTGTGTGGTTCGATTTTTACGAATAAGTATGCCGAGGGCTATCCTGGTCGGAGATACTATAACGGTTGTGATAATATGGACCGGATCGAAAACTACGCGATCGACCTGGTCCGCAGGCTTTATGGAAGTAATTACGCGAACGTTCAGCCTCATTCAGGCGCGAATGCAAACACTGCGGTATACCAAGCGTTCCTGAAACCTGGTGATACAATTCTTGGTATGGATCTTGCGTCGGGTGGTCACCTATCACATGGCGCGAAGGTGAACCAGTCGGGTAAAATCTACGATGCAAAATCGTATGGTGTTAATAAGAACGGCTATCTTGACTACGATCAGGTTAGATCCATGGCTCAGACATATCGACCAAAAATGATTGTTGCTGGCGCTTCTGCATATCCACGGCAGATCGACTGGTCGACATTTCGTGATATTGCCGACGAGGTTGGTGCATATCTTCTTGTTGATATGGCTCACTACTCAGGTCTTATTGCCGGTAAGTCATACGTGAATCCTGTGCCATTTGCCGATGTTGTTACGTCGACGACACATAAGACGCTCCGCGGCCCACGCGGTGGCATGATCCTATGGAATAACCATGAGTATACCAAGCGGATTAATTCGGCGGTATTCCCAGGTACACAAGGCGGTCCGCTGATGAATATCATTGCGGCAAAGGCTCAGTGTTATTCGGAGGCACTTGATCCATCGTTTTCTGAATATACCGACGCGATAGTACGCCACGCTCGTACAATGTGCTACGAATTTCACCGTCTTGGTATTCCGACGGCTACCGAAGGCACTGATTCGCACATTATCCTGGTTGATCTGTCCGATAAGGAACTATCGGGTCGTGAGGTAGCGGATAAACTGGAGGAGCGTGGCATTACGGTGAACAAGAATGGTGTGCCAAACGACCCGCGGCCATTTACCGAAACGTCAGGCATCCGAATCGGTACGGCGGCCGAAACCACAAGGTTAGGTAATAATGCGGACGAAAAATTCCGTGAGATTGCTCAGACCATTGCAGAGGTAATCAATGGAACAACTACTTGATCCAATCCTACTGTCGCGAATACAGTTCGCGTTCGTTGTGTCGTTTCATGCGATCTTTCCGGTATTCTCCATCGGTATCGCATCGTTCGTTGCACTTCTCGAAGCACTGTATTATAAGACCGGTGACGACGCGTATGCTCGGCTCTCGGCATTCTGGACTAAGGTCTTTGCGATCGCGTTCGGTATGGGTGTTGTGTCAGGCATCGTCATGTCATTTCAGTTCGGAACAAACTGGTCAAACTTTGCATATGCGACCGCCAACTTTCTAGGACCAGTGTTATCGTATGAGGTAATCACAGCGTTCTTTCTCGAGGCGGCGTTCCTTGGTGTGTTGCTCTTCGGACGAGATAAAGTCCCTGCCGGACTACATTTCTTTTCCGCATGTATGGTCGCGGTCGGCACATTCATCTCGTCGTTCTGGATCCTTGCGGCCAACTCATGGATGCATACTCCGGCAGGTGTCGAGTTGATCAACGGAATGTTCCATGTCACCGACTGGTCCGCGGCGATATTCAATCCGTCGTTTCCGTATAGATTTGCACACATGGGTCTTGCGTCATTCCTTACGGGTGCGTTCGTCGTGGGTGGTGTATCTGCACTGATGTTAATCCACGGACGAGATACTCTTGCTCATCGTAAGGCTCTGTCAATGTGTCTGTGGCTCATTCTGTTCCTCGCACCAGCACAGGTCGTAATGGGAGACTTCCATGGTCTGAATACACTCGAGTATCAGCCGACCAAGGTCGCGGCAATGGAGGGCAACTGGGAAACACAGTCCAACGTGCCACTGTTGTTGTTCGCGATTCCTGACCAAGAGAATCAGACGAATCATTTTGAACTTGGTATACCTAACCTTGCGTCGATCATACTAAAACATGACGCGAGCGGTGTCGTACCCGGTCTTGACGCAACCCCTCGTGACGAACAGCCAAATGTCTTTGGTGTATTCTGGTCATTTCGTGTTATGGTCGGTATTGGAATGCTGATGGTTCTTGCAGGATTGGTTGGTCTGATATATAGGATCAGCGGTAAACTGAACGACCCTGGGCCATATCATTGGTTCCTCGTGTCAATGATTCCTGCTCCATTTATTGCGGTGGTTGCAGGATGGTTCGTAACCGAGATCGGTCGATCACCGTGGCTTGTGTATGGTATGATGTCATACTCCGAGGCAATCACTCCGTCGCTCACAGGACCTCTTGCACTTGCAAGTTTAATAGGATTTGGTCTTGTATACGCGGTAGTGTACGCATCCGGGCTCGTATACATAGTGAAAACAGTAAAAAAGGGTACCGATAATGATTAAGTGCTTTTCGTGTGGTGTATCATTCTCCGTCGAATTTGAGGAAGCGGATGCCGATGCTCGGTTCTGTCCTCATTGTGGTCAGGAAACTATCGACGATATCGAGCTGCTCGACCAGTTTGATATTGACTCGTCAATGATCTATGATGACGACGAAGACGCCCTAAGCTAGTCACCATAAATAGATTCTATGACACACATAGGATCTGTTTATGACACAGTGGCTGTATAATGGTGAACCATACGAACCACCCGAGGACTTTACCGAAAAAGACCTCTATGGGTTCGTGTATATCATCGAGAATCTTGCCAACGGAAAGTCGTATATAGGGAAGAAGCTGTTCTTCCACTCGCGCACGCGTCAAG